AGAAGCAATTGTAAAGTCCAAGACTGACGCTGTCAAGGCTGTGGTTAAGGATGAAAAGCAAGCTGCTGTGGTTGTGAAGGCTGCTCTGGCACTGGAAGACCAAGCTGATTTTGATGCACTGGTTGAAGTGTTCAAGAGCATGAATGCTGTGATTGAAAAGTCTGCGCTGTTTGTTGAGCAAGGCGTAAGTGCTGAAGCTGAAGAAGCACCAAAGAAGAATGGCGTTCTTGAAATCATCAAGTCGCAACAAGCTAAGAAGTAATAAGAATAACTAGGAGAATATTATGGCTCTAATCGCACAAGAAGCACAACGCTACTCTAACCTCGTTAAAGAGGAACTGTGGCACGAAAAGGGTTACTGCACCAAGCAAGTAATCGTTAATGACGCCGCTGGCACACTTGCACTGGGCACTGTTCTGGGTCAAGTTACCGTAGGTGGTAAGTACAAGGTGGCTAAGGAAACTGCTTCTGATGGTTCCAAAGTTGGTGCTGCTGTGGTTGTAGAAGCAATTACGATTCCCGCTACTACCGACACCAAGGTGCTTGTGATGTATCGCGGCCCTGCCGAACTGTCTAAGGGCGCTCTGGTGGTTGATGCAACCTATGACAACGCTACCAAGCTGGGCGTACTGTACGCTGATTTGGAAGCTAAGGGTCTGCAAATCGCAGATGCTGTTTAATTTATAACTATAATAAGAAGGAAATAAATCATGGCAATTCGTGATTATGCAGACCCGTTCAAGGTCATTGATCAAACCGAAGCAATCATCTCTGTGCCCAATCAGTGGGGCTTGATTAATGAACTCGGTCTGTTCCAACAAGAAGGTGTTACTCAGCACACCGTGTCCGTAGAAAGCCAAAATGGTACACTGGCTCTGATTGGGGATACCAAGCGCGGTACTCGCAATCTGGTGAACAAGGATGACGTTCGTGCTATCCGCACTTTCGCTATTCCTAACTTCTCTGTGGACGATGCAGTGTTCCCTGAAGATGTGCAAGGTAAGCGCGCTTATGGCAGCGACAATCCTGATACGACTGATGCTGTTATCGCTCGTAAGCTTGAACGTATTCGTCGTAATCATGCTGTTACCCTTGAATTTGCCCGCGCTCAGGCTATTACTCAAGGTACTGTATATGCTCCTAATGGTACTATTTCCGGTAACTTCTATACCGAATTTGGTGTTACTCGTAAGGAAATTGACTTCGTTCTAGGTACTGCTACTACCAACATCTTAGGTAAGTCTGAAGAAGGTATTGCTCATATTCAAGACAATATCATGTCCGGTGAGGCTGTAAGTAACATCATTGTACTGTGTTCTCCTGAGTTCTTTGCTAAACTTATCGATCACGCCTCTGTTAAGGAAGCCTATAAGTATTACTCTAGCACTCAAGAACCTCTTCGTCAGCGTCTTGGAACTGGTATTTATCGCCGGTTTATTCATGGTTCTGTTGAGTATATTGAACTGAGAGGTTCTTACAACGGTCAGCGTCTAATCCCTGCTAATGAAGCGTACATGCTGCCCCAAGGTACTACCGATACCTTCAAAACATTCTTCGGACCAGCAAACCGCTTCTCTCACGTTCAAACTCTAGGTGAGCCAGCTTATGTTTGGGCTTTCCGCAATCCTACCGACACTGAAATCACTATTCAATCTGAATCTAACTTTTTGAATCTGGTGAGGCGCCCTCAGTGCGTAGTGAAACTTACTACAGCAGCATAAGAAGTAATTGAAGTACCAAACCCCTCTCACGAGGGGTTTTACCTTAGACTATTGACTTACAAATAATCTAAGGTAAAATAGAAAATCTTGCAGAGATAATTGCAGTTATCTACCAATACCTCGAAACCAGTCTGCAAGCTGTGTCATGCCTGTCTCATGACTAGAGGTTCCACATAACTTCCTAACAGGATGGTTTGATTCGAGCATACAAGATGAGTTACTAGAAGAAATTAAACTCCTAACAAACTAACCTTCCTTCACGAAGGATATCTTACGTTATAACCCCATATAACCAAAGGTATCCTTCCTAAAGGAACGTACAAACAAATTGAAAGGATAAATATGGCAGTAACCCCAGAGATGATTTTATCCGTAAGAAGAGAGGTAGGCGACACCGATACCGTATTTCCTATTCTAACTGACGTAGATTACGAATACTTTCTAACTAAGAATAACGAAAGCGTAAGAAACGCTTCAATGGATGCAGCTAGAGCAATTCTTTTACAGCTAGCTATCCGTGGTTCTGATAGAACCACAGATGTTTTATCAATCAAGAACAGCAAAGCAGCCGAAGCATACCGTCAAGCTCTAATCCTATACCTTCGCTCTCCGGATCTTAACGGTCTATACAAAACTGTTAATCCCTACGGTTCAGGTATCAGTAAATCTGACATGCTAACTAACGATTCAACCCTAGATAATAACTACGTTAAACCATTCGTACCTTCTACCGATACTACCTCTACAGATCCTTGGAGAATCTAATGAATGATTTTATCCAAACTGCTAAGGAGTTAATCTACCGTAATGGATTTGACATTACTATCAAGGTTCTAACCGAAGGTACTTACAATACTTCAACAGGTACTATTCCTAAAACTGAAGTTTCAACTACCGTTAAATCCTTCCCTAAAACTGTCAAAGCTAATACCTTCAATTACCCATCTTTAATTGATAAAGAATTAGTTGAGTTTCTAGTAGTGTCTCAAGACTTACCTACTAAGCCTAAAGCTACAGATAAGGTTACTTGGAGAAGTAATAAATATACTGTTGTTTCTACTGTTGAACACACCGCTGAAGGTGAAGCTGTTATCTATAAGATTCTAACCTCTAAGGTTTAGATATGCAGATTACTTCAAACTCAGATAAACTTGTAGCTCAACTAGAAACCTTCTCTAAGCAATTCAAAAATAACTTAGAGCATATGGTTGTTAGGTTTGCTGAAGAGGTAGCTGTTGAAGCTAGTAGAAATACTCCTGTAGGTTCTCCTGACGATTATCCTAGGCTATACAAGTTACGTAGAGATAAATACGGTATCCCAATCGAAGCAGGCTTTCACGCTGGCGGATGGGTGTATAGCGAAAGTTCTAACGTTCCATTTGTACCTAAGATCAACTCTCCGTTAGAAATGCAGAATGATGTATTCGGTGAAGCGTCAGGTCAATACAAACTAGGAGATACTTTCTATATAGGTGCAAATGGTCCTGCTTATGTAAAGTTAGAACAAGGATTATCTGACCAAGCGCCTGAAGGCATTATGAAGCCTACTTTAGATACTATTAAAGCTGTAATTGAATCTGATTTGAAACGGTACTACGACGAAGCCTAGAGAATCTAGGCTGAGATATAAATAACAAGGACAACTATGTCACCTGAAAATATATTTAGAAAGTTAATCGAAGAAAGAGTTCAAACGTTAGGTTATCCCGTAGCTTGGCAGAACGTAGAGTTTAATCCTCCAGATTCTTTATATCTAGCTGTTACTTATACCTTTAGAAAACCTAATGATGACTCCGTAGGAGCTAACTGCAAGATCAAGAATGCTAACGTAAATATCTACGTTATGGAAGAACTGAATGTAGGAACTGGTAATGCTTTTGAGGTTGCAAGTGAAATAGAGCAGCTATTCCAGCGTGGTGTAACGATGGAAGAATCAAACGTAAGACTTATGATTTTAAATACACCTCAAATCTCAGGATCTATTCCTACTACTCAGAGAATGGTAATTCCTATTATCGTTCCTGTTACTATTTTTATTAATTAATAAGGAGAATTATATATGGCTTCAAAAAGTCAAGGGATCTATAGGCAAATTGCGTACAAAAAAGAAGCTAGTGGTCAATGGGGAGTCCTTCCCGGTGCAACCGGAGCTAAAGCTATTCGCCGTGTTACTGCAGACTTTAACCTAATTAAAGATGCATATGAATCTAATGAAATCCGTACAGACCAACAAACAGCAGATTACCGTCACGGTGTTCGTTCTGCTGAAGGTTCTATTTCTGCTGAACTTTCTCCCGGCTCTTATGCTGACTTTATTGCTTCAGTTGTTGCACGTGACTGGACTACTGCCGGTACTGCTACAGGTCTTACCCTAGCTGTTGCTGCCTCTGGTACAAACTTTACGCTTACTCGATCTACAGGTTCATATCTTACTGATGGTTTCCGCGTAGGTCAAGTTGTTCGTATTACAGCAGGCACTGGTGCTGACCCTGCTAACCTTAACAACAACCTCCTGATTGTGAGTATGACAGCTACTGTTCTTACTGTACAAGTTCTATCACGAATTTCTCTGGTTGTTCAAGCATCTATTACCGCTGCGGCTATGAGTGCAGTTGGTAAGACTACTTATGTTCCTCTAAGCGGACATACCAATGATTCATTTACCTTTGAGAACTGGTATTCAGACATTAACCAATCTGAAGTATTCACTGGTCTGAAGCCTAACAGT